ACTTCTAATTACAGTTCCGCTGCCTTGGAAGTCTATGCTAAGATGAATGCTGAGAAGGTTCAGCAGGCTGAAGAGACTACTGAGACTTCGAAGGCCGAAGAGACCACTGAGGCTCCGAAGGCTGAAGAAACTAAGTGATATTTAAGAGCCCGTGTCTAGTACATGGGCTCTTCTTTTTGTCGCGAAATATTCATGTCTTCTAATGAGAACCAACTACTATTTAAGGAGTTATCATGAACGTCAACTTTTTCTACCGTAGCCACCACTACAGCAACATTACTTGTGAAAAGATTCGTGATGGCCTTCGCTCTATTATTCCAACTGCTGAAGTTGAAATTTGGAGGAATGCCAACGAACTTCCACGCGTAATGGTTGCTAGTGAGACTATTGAGAATATTGACATTGCTGAAGATTACATCAACAAACTTACATTGGTTTGATGAATAAGAGTCCTACATGGGCTCTTATTTTTGTCGCGTAATAAACATGTCTTCTAATGAGAATCAACTACTATTTAAGGAGTTATTATGCTTATTATTGATAAGATCATTAACAATGTCGAAACGCTTCCGCCTTTCGGTATTGAATGTAAAAATGATTCAGAAGCCGACTATCTTATTCGCACTTTAAGGTCTCTTCATTACGTGAAGAAACTCGATTGCGATAAATTCGATTTCGGATACTGCATCATGACTATATTCGATATCGAAACATGGGGAGCGAATCGTAAAGATCAGATCTTCAATAAAATAGATGAAATCCATAGCATATTCTAGTATTGACAATGAGAGTCCTACATGGGCTCTTATTTTTATCGCGAAATATTCATGGCTCCTAATGAGAACCAACTACTATTTAAGGAGTTATTATGTTTACTCAAGCAAAATCCGATACTACCGTAGTTATTGAAAACGTTAGTTTCGAAGATATTGAAATGTTTAGTAAAATCATCGACAAACTATTGCCGATTGAGTTGGATGATTATAATTTCTATTATGATTACAACTATACAAAATACGAAGAGCTTGGAAATAAGTCTGGAAAACAGCTTATGGAAGAAGCTCAGAGCTATTCTGAATTGGCCGTAATCACAGAGAAAACTCGTTCAATTTGGTCGCATGTTAAGATGTTTAACATCGTTTTCAATGCTTCACTATCGTCAAGAACTATTAGCCTGCTATCAGATCAAGCTGAAAAAGAAAATAACATCGAATAGAAAGGATATTCAAAAAGCTTAAGTCGCACATGCGGCTTAGGCTTTGTCTTTTATATTCGCGAGTTATTCATGCTTTCTAATGAGAAGCACATCTATTAGAAAGGAATTATTATGGAACCGCTTAAGGATTTGCTGAAGACCATTATTTGGGCTGGAGTTGTTATTATCGCAATTTTGATAATTGCACCTGTCTTGCTCATTACTGGTATCTTCTGATTCTACCCATTCCATAAGAGCCCTATTCATAGGGCTTCTTTTTTTTCATCGCGATTTTTTCATTGCCTCTAATGAAAGGTACATCTAACAAAAGGAGTAACTATGTTCAAGTTCAAGGAATCAACTAACCAGAAACTCGAGAAGGAAATCAACAAGATTTTAGATCGAATGGCTGAGTCAGATGAGCCTCCAGAGACAGGACAATGGCCTAAAGAGGTCGAAATGGTTACGACTTCTGAAACGGTGAAAGATACTCTCGACACGGAAGGAAATCCGACTGGATCCGTCATTGAAAAGAAGCAAGAACTTCCACCAAATGACGTGGAACAGTTGACAAATCTTGTTGCTGTCAAGAATGATTATAATCGTCAGAAGAACGAAACCATTCAGAATCTCATTAAGGCCGGATTGTCTCTGGCTGGTATCATGGCCCTGCTTATTTTCGAGCAAGATCATACGATCACTTCAAGGGTCGGAAGTTTTATTCCGAAACCTAAAATTTGATATTCTGAAAGTTTAATCCTTTCAAAAGCCCGAGTCGCACATGCGGCTTAGGCTTTGTCTTTTATATTCGCGAATTATTCATATCCTCTAATGAGAACCAACTACTATTTAAGGAGTTATCATGAAGTTTGGTGAATTTTTCAAGAAGTACACTCTTGCTACTCTCATCTATACCCTGATTTCCGGAGTGCTTAGCATTGCTGCATTTGCGGCATTCTATCACGTCGGTAAGAAGCAAGATGAAGAAATAGCAGATGATATTTCGAAAGCCATCAAAGAACCTGAATCCGATAAGGAGTAAGTTCTAAAAGCTTAAGTCGCACATGCGGCTTAGGCTTTGTCTTTTATATAGTTCAAGGAGTTCCATTAATGCATGTTATATTATTAGGACGCCAAGGATCTGGGAAGACATCTATAGCTCATGATCTAGAGAAACATGGATATAGAATCGTTCAATCTGTTACGACACGTCCGCCTCGTCCTAGTCAGGATGAACATCAGGATTATCAATTCGTTAATGATGATATTTTCAATAGCATGAATGATCATCTTTACGCCATTAGAGAATACAATACAACAAAAGGAGTTTGGCGTTATGGCATAGATCTTAATGATATCAATGCAAATGAGGATAATGTAACGATTTTGGACCCAGAAGGGTTCATGGAGATCCGAGACAAAGTTCAAGATCGTTTCGCAGTATATTTAGACGTTCCAGCAAGCATTCGAATTAATAGAGTACTGACTCGAGGCGATGACTACGATGAAGTTTTTCGCAGAGAGACCGACGATGCTCCTAGGTTCGAAATCCTTGATAAAAGATTTAAAGATCTTTGTGATCTTCGATCGGACGGAAGAAAACGAACGTCCGATGGGAACCTTTATCCTCGAACCGTTGAGGAGGAATCGTTAAGAATAAGAAGATATATTTCAGCTTTTAAAAAAGACGAAATCGATTATGATGAACATCCGGAAGAAGGCGATGACACAGTATATTTGCCAGAAGCCTAATTCGCGAAACATTCATCGCTTCTAATGAGAACCATACAACTGATTATTTAAGGAGTATAAAATGGTTGATCAGAACAATGAAAAGGAAACCACCAACAACGAGGTTGAAGCTCAGCCTAATAAGATTGTTACTTGGTTGAAAGATCATTCGAAGACTATTCGAGATATTGCAATCGGAGCCGCTGCCGTTACTGGCATCGTCCTGTTGACAAGTCTTGGAAAATCCGATAATGATGATTTCGATCGGTATGCAATCGAAGGCGAAGTTGAATCCTCGCACGATGAGATCCAATCATCTGAACCATCTACTTCTGAGGAAACTCAGGAATAAGTTCTAAAAGCTTAAGTCGCACATGCGGCTTAGGCTTTGTCTTTTATATTTTAAGGAGGAATGGTGGCTGATATAGTTAGAACCGGAAAAAGGTTCTTAAGTAAAAACAGTCGAACGATTTTGACAAGTATAGCAGTGTTCGGAACAGTCGCAACTGCTGTTGTGGCATCCAAAAACACATTAGCTGCGAATGATCTTATTTCTGATAAAGTTGCAAATGGAGAAGAGATTCCGGAAGGAATTGATCTCGTAAAGGAAGTAGCGCCATGCTATATTCCAACGGTATTAACGGTTGGAGCTACAGTGGCGGCAATTGTTGGAACACATCAGATTGGGACAGGAAAAATTGTCGCATATTCTGGAGCATATACGATGGCCACCGAAGCATCGAGGCTTTATCGAGATAAAGTGAAAGAGATCGTTGATAAGGATCAATTGAAGCAAATCGATGATTCATATTTGAAAGAGAAAGAAAGTAAAGATCATAGTAAAAGCGCGACCGTTCTGATTGGAGATGGCGATGTTCTCTGCTATGATGCATTCTCTGGAAGATATTTCAGTTCAACGATGGAAAAGATCCGCAAAGCACAGAATGATATTAATTTCGAAATTAATTCTGAAATGTATGCAGATCTGAATTCATTTTATGAAGCGATTGGTCTTGGTCCCATCGGAGCTGGAGATGATATTGGTTGGTCTTCTGATAATCAAGTCGATCTCACATTTAGTTCCATGATTCGTAATGAGGATGGAAAGCCGGTTTTGGCAATCGACTTTAAGGTCCCACCATCTCCAAACTATCGTAACCTTCATTGATATATTTGTATAAAGGAGTTAAATCATGTCTGCAATCATCAACATCGCGAAGTCCGCCTGGCCTGTCGTCAAGCCGATCGTGGTTAAGGTCGGTAAAGAGGCTTGTGTTGGGGTACTCGGTTCGCTTGCATCAAAGTATGCATATCGAATCACTGGAAATTTTATCTTGTCTCAAAGAGATAAAGATATTCGTGAAGCCGCTGAGGCTCTCATGAACAAGGAAAACAAATAAAGATCTAGAAAGGATCCAATATGATTAAGGAAACTATCAACTTCGTCGACATCGATGGCAACAACGTTAGCGAGGATCTCTACTTCCATATTTCGAAGACCGATCTGATTCGTTTGCGTCGAACCGATGAATATAAGAAGTTCGAGAAGATTCAGAATGATGTTCAGGCTATGCTTGATAAGGGCGACAATCGAACGGATGAAGAGAATGAAAAGTTGTCCGATATTCTGCTCGATATGCTCGAATATCTTGTGAAGATTTCGTACGGAAAGCGTGTTTCCACTACGAATGCGGAAGGCGAAAAGGTTACCAAGTTCGTTAAGAATGCATCTGAAACTGAAGAGTTCATTAATTCTGATGAATATGGTGAGCTTATTGCTGCATTGCTGGATGATGATGGTAACCGTTTGCTCGATTTCATCAAGAATCTGTTCCCGGCGGACACTACCAAGAAGCTCCTGAGTGAGGATAACAAGCAGCTTCTTGATGGTCTTACGGATGAGCAGAAGGCTTATTTGGCACAGCTGAATAAGTAACATTCATATTTTAAGGGAGAGTCTTAATAGGCTCTCCCTTTTTAAAGGAGTAATTCATGGCTGAAATTGATATTTCTAGAGAAGCATTGGGGCTTAAGGATCAGAATTCCAAGGAGCCAAAAGAGATCAAGAAAGTGACAACCGGAAAGGTATCACAAAAGAAAGATCCAGTTAAGAAATTCCTTGGTGGAGATCTTAAGGATGTTGGATCTTATATGGCTAATGATGTTATGATCCCCGCAGCCAGAAACATGGCCATGGATATGGTTGGCGTTGTGCTTGATATTTTAAAACAAGGCGCTGAACGTATGCTTTATGGCGAATCCATGGATGATCGACGTAGAAGCCGTCTTGGCGGTCGTCCTAGTTATATTTCATACGGCAAGGCGTCACAAGGTGGAAATATGCGAGTCATAACACCAAGAGCCAGACAACAATTCGATTTCGATGAGATTGTTTTGGAAAATAGGGCCGATGCTGAAGAGGTCCTATCTCAAATGAATGATCTAGTCGATAGTTATGGCGTGGTGCATGTGAGCGATCTTTATGATCTCGTAGGCATCACATCGCAATACACGGATCGTGGATGGGGATGGACTGATATGCGTGGATCTTCGGTTCAAGCGACCAGAAATGGATATTTAATCAATCTCCCTCGTCCAATTCCATTGACTGAAAAGTAAAGGGATAAAAATGTTAAAAGATCCATATGTTGAAACATTCTTTATGAAAGATATGAATTCAAATCATACAAAGAAAACGATGGATGATGAAGCACGATTGTATCGTGGTCGAATCATTCGTTATTTTCCAAAAATTAAAGATCCAATAAACATAACGGTCAATTATAAGGGTCGAACGCCATATTCATGTATCTTCGAATATGCATGGAAGTGGTGGAAATTCATATTCGATCCGAATCGCGATCGAGCGACATTGGAAAGATATGATCATGAAGAAAACGATTGATATCTTTCATGATATGTTCCCATCATGTTATGAAATGACAAAATCATATTCCATCATGGATAAACATACGATCAAGTGTACATATTTTAATGGTCAAAAAGTGGTGTTCCGCTATATGAAATCCAATAATTGGTTTCTAATGTCGTGGAATGCTTATAAGGATTAATAGGAGAAAACGATGTCCATCAAGATGACTTTGGTTCGAAATGCTTACAAAGCAAAGCTTGTTCTCAGCAAATATTCGCCTGAGATCTTGACTGCCACAGGTATTATTCTGGGAGTAGGCGCGACTGTTACCGCAGCAGTTGCGACGACAAAGCTTGAAGCAGTCCAAGAGCAACGAGATGCAAATATCGAAAAGATCGAGAAAGCTCGCAATATTGTAGTGAACCATCCGGAAGAAGGAATGGAATACACAGACAATGAAGAAGCAGCCGATCGACAGATCGTAGCCATGCAGACGGTTGTTGCATATGGAAAACTGTATGCTCCAACTGTCATTCTCACTGGTCTTTCAATTGCATCAATCCTTAGCGCTCACAACATTATGTCTAAGCGGTATACGGCAGTCGCAACTGCATTCGCAGCAACTGTGGCAAAATTCAATGATTATCGCCAGCATGTGATTGCGGATCATGGTGAAGTTGTCGATCAAGAATACATCAATGCCGTCGAGCATCCTGTTGTGGAAGGCAAGAAAGGCAAGAAAGTCGAAACCAAGGACAACAGCAAAGATACGGTTGTTGGGCCTCAGGAACGGTTCTTCGATGAGTTCTCGCCATATTTCGACAGGAATAATCCTGATCTGAATGTCGCTCAGCTTCGTACAGCGCTCACTCAGGCTCAAAATAAACTGGATTATCAAGGACATCTGTTCTTGAATGAAGTTTATGATATGCTTGGAATGAGCCATACTCCTGCTGGAGCAGTGATGGGTTGGATTAATGATGGCGACGGTCCCGATGAAGTTGTTGATTTCGGCATCTTCAACGGTAACGATGATCCTTGGGATTTCAAGAATGATCAGCCTTGGGATGGTCGCATGGGTATTCTACTTCATTTCAATGCGAACGAACTTATTTACGATCGCATCTGATTCATATTTTTATAAGCTAGGGCCAAGGTAGAGAAGCTTTGGTCCTAGCTTTTATATTTAAGGAGTTCATCATGAATGTTAAGAATCTTGTAAAAGGGATTATCATTGGCGCTGTTGCAGTTGCATCTATAATTGTCGCTGATAAAATTGCAACTAAAGCAGCTAATAAAGAAGCTGAAGAACGTGTTAATGAACTTAATCAAGCTCGAGATAGTGAAAAGATTGATTATGATTTGGTTGAAGAAATGAAAGAAAAGATTGTTACTGATAACAAGCGCCGAATCATGGTTAATATTAGTACTCAAGCTATGATTGCATTTGGCGTCGCAGCTTCCTTATATTTTGCCACAAAAAATAGCATGAATGTTTCCGCATCGGAGGGATTTATCAAAGGTGTAGGTTTTGGCGAACGCTTATCTTTGATTTATAAAAACGGGGTGTATAATTCCGAAGATGCGAAAAACGTATTAAGAATCATGGGACATGATTCGGGATATTCGAATACATTTGTGGATTCTATATTCAAAGAAATTCTGCTCGATGATAAAGAAATTGTCAATGCGATTAAGGATTCTTTGCAATGAAAAATCTTGATGTATTAGATATTCTTGCAATCTCCGCTTCTGATATCGAAGAAGCTCGATATGGAATGGGAATTGTTAATGCTGGTCCGGAATCGCATCTTCAGGGTTTTATTCGATCGACGATAACATGTGCAAATAAAAGTGACCTTGCTATAGTTGAAAGAATGAATTCTCAATTCGATAAATATATTGAAGAAAATCGTATGGTTTTCTTAATTATCGGAGGAATTATTGGAGCGAGTGCCGCCAGTTGCTATTTTATTAATAAAATTAAAAGGGATCGAAAAGGAGCAAACGATGAAACTTCCAAGTCTGACGAATAGAGAAATTGGATGCTTTGCTTCAGGAGTAGCAATCGGAATGATTGTCACCGGAGTGACTTTATATTTTAAAGTAATCCGAAAGTATGTTCCATTGAAAGATCTGGAAAAAGAAGTCGATCAACTTCGCGAGCAAAGAGATTCGTTCGGTCGTCAAATCGATGCGATGAACGCATCGTATAAATCAACAAAAGCCGAATGGGAAGACATGCTCGAAGGAATCCAAAATGAATATGATGATTATTCCGAAGCTGTAAAGAAGTTGAAGAATGAGTCATCCGCAAATGAAGGAAGTGAAAATGAAATGATCCATGAAGAACGAACCGATGTTCCACATGAGATTAATATTGGATGGGATCGAGTGGATGGTCCTTTTAATAGTGAAGAACAATCTCAGATCGATGAATGCAATGGCGTTCAAGATCTGATCGAGGGCACGATGCTTTCGATCATGGAGAAACGATTCGATGAAACTATTGATCCAGAAGAACCGATATATTTGATCTCCGAAGAAGAGCATAATAATGCTCCAGATTTTATCGATACAGATCATATTGATTATTATGAAGGCGATGATATGCTCGCATTCGGAAGGCAGCTTATTGATCGTCCAGAAGAATTCATTAATATGATTTGCTTGAATCATTTTGGAAAGTTCAGTGAATCTTCAGATCCGAATGTGGTTTGGTGCCGAAATGATGATTTGAAGACGGATTATGAAATCGTTCGAAATCCGGAATCATATCAGGAAGCCATTTTTGGTATTAAAAATCCATATGTTCCATCACATCGAATCAATAAAATGAAGGCAGATGAGATGGAGGAGCAATATGGATCAAGATAAGCCATCATATTTGAATTGGCTTGTCAATCTTAAAGATGTGGGATTATCGGAATATTTCGGAGTATGCAAGATTCTGCATTCGATCCCATTCAAATACACGATATATTTGGACGAGGATCGTGAAGCTGATGGCATGGAGCTTCGAGAATCTTATTATGCTGAATTTGGAGATTATCCGATAGTCCCATTTCCAAATCAGGCAAGTTTTCTTGAAGTGCTAATTGGCATGGTGCATATGTTTGAAAATTGGTCAGATTTAAATCCAGATCAATCTACAAAATTAATGCATACATTCTTCATTAACCTGAATATTCAAGATCTTTCTGGAAAAAGATTGACATCCGAGGAAGAAAGGTATGTAAAATCCAGAGTGAATATCATGATGAATCATGAATATTCTGCAGATGGAAGCAATGGCGGATTATACATCGTTCCTAATACCAACAAAGATTTCACCAGATGTAATCTTTATCATCAAATGGTGGAATACGACAAGTATGCTTATTAAAGCATCGTAAGGAGGTATCATGGACCAGGTGGTTATTCGTGCTAAGAGTTCTAATAAGTCCACCATGGTTATTTACGCAGATCCAAAAGCTCGTGGATATCATGATCTATTGATCAAAGGTGGTCAATTCTATGCAGTATATGATCCAGTAAGTAAATTCTGGAAGAAAGGACTTGATGATCTATCAGAATTAATTGATAATGATCTAGCATCATTCGCAGAAACGTATTCGCCACCTGGGAGCGAGAAGGTTGTAGTTGAGTATATGAATTCCATGTCCAATGGCGCATGGAATCGATATTTAACTCAGATGAAAGGCCTTTCTGATGATAAAATCCTTTTGGATCAGAAAGTCATGTTTGCTAATGACGATGTTAAACGTGAGGATTATGCATCTTTTAAGGAATCATATTCTCTAGAAGATTCACCAACTCCATTTTACGATAAGTTGATGTCGACTATTTATGACGAGGATCAACGGCGTAAATTGGAATGGGGAATTGGTTTGCTCGTTGATGGCAATGATCTTGATAAAGTTCAAAAGTTTTTCGTCATCTGCGGAGATCCTGGAACTGGAAAATCAACCGTTCTGAATATAATTCAAGAATTGTTTGATGGTTATATTTCCTATTTCAACGCCAAGGAACTTGGTCAGGGCTATACATTTGCAACCGATGTATTCAAGAATGCGCCATTGATTGCCATCCAAACGGATGGAGATCTTTCCAACATTCGAGATAACACGGTAATCAATCAGATCTCAGGTCATGAAGAGATCATTATTAATGAGAAAGGAGTTAAGCGATATGCGATAAAAACTAAAACCATGATGTTTATGGCGACCAATAAAGCCGTACAAATAACGGATTCTAGATCAGGAATCATTCGAAGGCTTATCGATGTTTATCCAACGGGTAACACATTAAATAGCAGTGAATATTTTGATTGCATGGATCATATTAAGTACGAGCTTGGAGGCATCGCTAAGCATTGCCTTGATGTTTACAAGTCCATGGGTCCAATGGCATATAGCGGCTATGTTGCAAAAGAAATGGTCGCTAGGACGAATGATATTTATGCATTTCTATCGTCACAGTTAGATCGAATCGAACATGAAAAGTCGCTGGATGGCGATCAATTATGGAGAGATTTCAAAGGCTGGTGCGATGATGCAAATGTCACAATCACATTGAAGAAACAGGATTTCATCAGCGAGCTTGAATCATATTTCAAGAACGTCACGAAACCTGTAGTACATGGACGAAGGACCACAAGAAACAATATATTCAGCGAATTCAAATGGAATAAATTCGTGTCAGACGGAGATAGATCTGAATCGAAACCGATTGAAATCAAAGTCAAACCATTAGTGTTAGATAAGACGAAATCATATTTCGATAAGATCGCTGCCGATTATTTGGCACAGTATGCTGCGAATAATGATATTGGTAATCCTCAAAAGCCATGGACTATGGTTCATACAACTTTAAAGGATATTGATACATCTAAGCTTCATTGGGTTCAAGTCCCGGAAAATCACATCGTTCTCGATTTTGATATTCGAGGAGATGACGGAGAGAAAAGCCTTGAAAAGAACTTGGAAGCGGCTGCAAAATATCCACCAACATATGCTGAATTATCAAAGAGTGGAAAAGGAGTTCATCTACATTATATTTATGATGGAGACCCAACGAAGTTAAAGCCTTTGATCGACGTTAATATCGAATGCAAGGTCTATAAAGGAAAGTCGGCATTGAGAAGAAAGTTGACTTTCTGTAATGACCTTCCAATCGCTCATATTTCAAGTGGTCTTCCATTAAAAGGAGAAAAATCCATGATCAATGAGCAAACCATTAAAGATGAAAAGCATCTTAGGCGTCTTATAATTAATAACTGCAAAAAGATGTATATGCCTGGCACGAAGCCAAGTATTGATTTTATTTGCAAGTTATTAGATGAAGCCTATGATAGCGAAATGCCATACAATGTAGAAGACATGAAGCCGATGGTGACCAAATTCGCAGAAGGATCGACACATCAAAAGGATTATTGTCTTCGAGTTGTGAGCAACATGAAATGGAGATCCGACATTAAGCAGGCTCCAGCGGTTCCAGATCCAGATGAAAAAGAAGATAAACGTCCTATCACCTTTTATGATACGGAAGTTTTTCCAAATCTTTTCATGATTTGTTACAAAGACGAGGGTGATGAGAAAGAGCATCCAGTCAAGACATTGATCAATCCAAAGCCTGAAGATGTTAGGGCTCTATGCAGAACGAAGTTGGTTGGATTCAACAATCGCAAGTATGATAATCATATTCTATATGCTTGGGGTTGGTTGAATTATACAAACGATGGTCTGTATAGGTTAAGTCAAGATATTGTAAACGGCAAACGTAATGCATTGTTCCCAAATGCATTCAATTTGTCGTATACGGATATTTATGACTTCTCAGCTAAGAAACAAGGATTAAAGAAATGGGAAATTGAATTAGGCATTGATCATCACGAGCTTGGTATGAGATGGGATGAACCAGTTCCTAAAGAAAAATGGGATTTGGTGAAATCATATTGCGAAGATGATGTTCGAGCGACAGAAGCTGTGTTCAATCATCTTCATGAAGATTTCGTAGCAAGACAAGGCTTGGCTAACTTGTCAGGCTTGACGGTCAATGACAGTACAAATCAGCATGTCACGAGAATTGTATTTGGCGATGTAAAGCATCCTCAAAACGAATTCCCATGGCCTGATCTTCACAAGGAGTTTCCAGGATATACATTTGACAAATTCGCGGATCGCGAACATAAATCAAAATATCTTGGAGAATATCCAAGTGAAGGTGGATATGTATATGTTTATGGAATGGGTAATGGCGATGGAGTGGATTATCATAACATGACATTGTCTTATAACAAGCCCAATAGCGAAAGGTTGAAGGATTTCGAAAAAGTATATTCTGATTTTGGGATGGATCTCAAAGAACTTCATCCAGATCTAATCGATGAATTGTCCAAATGATTTAAGCCTGGGTTGCCTGAAAGCGACTCAGGCTTTTATATTTAAGGAGTAATCATGTCTTTTGATCAAGGATTAACGATTCTGTTTATTATTGCAATTCTTATTTTGGCAATGGGTTTTACATTATTGCAATTGACAAATGATGCGAAGCATATTTCTTTGGATTCTATGGATGAGAATCATGAGTCCAAGGAAGGGAGTGACGAATGCCAAAAGAAGAACTAGGAGGCATATTTGGAAACGTTGCATTGCTTGATGTCGCATCGCTACATCCGACAAGTATTGAAGCGATGAATTTCTTTGGTCCATATACAAAGCGATTCAGCGATATCAAGCAAGCACGTATTGCCATTAAGCATAAAGATCTTGATAAAGCCAGAGGTCTCATGGATGGAGCATTGGCGCCTTTGCTTAAAGAAGGTGAAGATACAAAGTCCTTGGCACAGGCTTTGAAGATCGTCATTAATTCAACATACGGTTTGACATCCGCTCATTTTCCAACCAAATTCAATGATGTTGATAATGGTGTGAATGATCGAAACATCGAGAACATGGTTGCGAAACGTGGAGCATTATTCATGGTCCTTTTGAAACAAAAGGTTTATGAATTAGGATACACAGTAGTCCATGTTAAAACTGATTCGATCAAAATTGCTGATGCAGATGAATTCATTATCAATTTTGTTAATGATTTCGGAAAGCATTATGGCTACACGTTCGAGCTCGAAGCGATATATGATAGATTATGTATTGTAAACAAATCCACGTATATTGCTCATTCGGCTTATGGAGATGAAGTCAATGAATGGACGGCAACTGGATTGCAGTTCCAGGTGCCATATGTATTCAAGACATTATTTTCACATGAACCGATCGAGTTTAAAGATTTGACCGAAACCAAGTCCGCGACTACGGCGATATATTTGGATTTCAATGAAGGGTTGCCAGAAGGCGAACATAATTATGATTTCGTTGGAAAGGTATCTGCATTCAGTCCAGTTAAGCCTGGTTGCGGAGGAGGATTATTGGTTCGTCAGATGAAGGATAATAAATGGAATGCCATCACAGGCTCTAAAGGCTATCGATGGAAGGAGTCATCTATTATTCGAGATCGCGGATTAGAAAACGAGATCGACATGCGATATTATGAGAAATTGGCCAATGATGCGATTGAGACAATCAATCGTTATGGCGATTATCAATCGTTTGTAGATCTTGATACACCTTATGTCTCGCCCAATCCAAATAGCCAAGCATATTTGGATGCACGACGAGGACAAGCTCGATAATATCAAATGCCTGGGTTGCTTCAATAGCGATCCAGGCTTTATATTTAAGGATTAATCATGAAAGACATTTGGATTATCTCTGGCTTTATTATAAGCCTCTTATGCATTACATTTAATAAGTATTTCAAAGCCATTTCTTATACGCTCGAGTCGCCAAACCAAAAGCTTGATGAAGTCAAAAAGCATCTAACCGAACTCGGTTTCAAGTATAATGATTGTCTGCTTTGTTATATCATAGATTATAATAATTGCAAAGATATTCTTGATGTGGAATCATTTGATCTTACAATTGATATCGACAATGAAGGTCAAGCAATCTATTGGCAAACCGCCAAAGGGTCTGGCTACATGTCGTTTGATATGTTACTCAAACAAAAGAGCATTGAGTCTTTCATAAAACATATTCAAGAAACTAAGTAAGGAATACCAATGACCAACATCAACATCCATATCCCGATCCCCGATCGTATTGGTCTTAATGCGCTGTATGGCCCAAACGATATTAATCTGAAAATGCTTAAGAATGATACGAATGCTAAGATTTCCACAGTGGGTGGGTTTGATAACGAGCCTTTCGCCCTTTCCATATTTGGAGAGAAGACGGAAGTCGAACGTATTCAAAATATAGTAGAATGGATGATGGCTTCAGTCGACCAAATTGGTTATATCGAGCAAGAGAATTTGACAATCGTTTTGATGCAGTCCAAATCGCAGCTTGGCATCTATCAAGATGAGAATCTTATATTTGGTCTTGGCAAGCAGAAAATCTATGCTATGAACCAAAAGCAAACCGATTATGTCAACAGTATTCATGACAACATCATTACGTTTGCCATTGGCGCTGCGGGTACAGCCAAGACATTTCTTGCTACGGTTTGTGCGCTAAAAGCTTTGCATAACAAAGATGTTCGAAGCATCGTAATCACAAGACCTCCAGTGGCCTTGGATGGATTGGACATGGGGTTCATGCCTGGAACAGCCGAGGATAAACTTGGGCCTTGGCTTGGACCGGTATTGGATGTATTTTCCAAGTTCTATTCGTCTGAAAAGATTGCGGATATGGTGAAGGAGGGAAAGATTAAGATGATTCCATTGGCATTCTTCCGTGGATATTCTTTCGACAAGTCCTTCATCATTGTCGACGAAGCTCAGAACATCAAAACGCGCACCTTCAAAGCGATCTGTTCTCGCATCGGGCATAAAAGCAAGATGGTTATTTGCGGCGATTCCAAGCAATCGGACACGAAGGATAGCGGTCTTGAAAGGGCTGCTAAAATCCTAAGTTCGGTCGATGGAGTTAATGTGGTTCGATTCGGCCAAGATGACATTGTCCGATCCGGCATCACAGCAAATGTCATCAAAGCATTTGAAGAGAATGGTTACTGATATGGAATACCTTTATATTTATGCAATCGGATGCGTAGTGGGTGTTCTTTTGGTCATGATGATATTTTACAAGTAAGGAGAACAGAATGAGCAATACATATGAAGATGTTCTTAGGGACATCTATCAAACCGGCGAGCTTCGAGACGATCGAACTGGAGTTGGGACTTACTCCAAGTTCGGACAAATGATCCGCTATAACATTCCGGATGGCTTTCCTCTGATCACGACCAAACGTGTATATTTGAAAGGCGTGATCGCAGAACTGCTATGGTTTTTGCGAGGGGAAACCAATGTAAAGTTCTTACATGATCACAACTGTCATATTTGGGATGAATGGGCGGATGATAATGGCGATCTTGGACCAATTTATGGAAAACAATGGCGAGATTGGAATGGCGATGGCATTGATCAAATCAAAAACGCAATAAATTTGATCAAGAATCAACCATATTCCAGAAGGATTCTCGTCAGCGCTTGGAATCCGTCACAACTTGATCAAATGGCATTATATCCATGCCATGCCTTGTTCCAATTCTATGTTCGAGGAGACAATTATCTTGATTGCGCCTTGTATCAACGATCAGCTGACATGTTCCTCGGAGTGCCATTCAATCTGGCATCATATTCTTTGCTGACTATGATGATGGCGCAGCAATGTGATTTAAAGCCTGGCGAATTTGTTTGGATTGGCGGTGATTGTCATATTTACAAGAACCATAGAGCACAAGTAGCAGAACAGTTAAGTCGTAAACCGTATCCCTTGCCTGAAATGAATATCAAGAAGGCGAAAGATATTTTCAGTTACGACTTCGACGACTTTGAATTGATCAACTATAGGCATCATCCAACGATTAAAGCTCCAATCGCAGTCTGAAAGGATAGATTATGGATGAAGTATATTTACATCCGAATAAAGAAGACATCGATTACATGAACATGCTTGAAAAAGGTAGAATCTCTGAACATGCAAATTCATATATTGATATTATGATGCGCAATGCCAGAGAATATCTATCTCTATATTTTCCAGACAAAGTCTTCAAGAAACATGAATGCAAATACATAGGCAAAAGATTCAAAGGCCTTCACAATGCCAATGGAGTGCCGGGTTTTGTCGAGTATTGGATATTTTACAAACCTGAGAATCGAGTTTATAAGATTCGCAAAGAGTTTCAAGAAGATGGAGCTTGGTTAAGCGTATACACATTCGAAGCCGTCTCGGAGGAAGATGATGAGCAACACTGATGTGATTCAAAACGCTTCATTTGCATTTCTTCAGATTCATGCTCAAGAATTGATGCAGATGAAAGACGCCATCTATGACGATGAAGACGATTACAGCCAATATTTCTCCAATAATGAGGACGATGAAGACAATGAGGATGAGGAAGAAACCATATATTACTCATCCAGTGAACCTTGCGATCATCCCGTCGAACTCATTGCGGCGACATATCCTGTAAGTTCTCCTGGATCCAAGATGGCGTATTATAAAGCCATTTGCACAATGTGTGGTGAGAAACTCGATATTTTCGTAGATAAAAATACGATCACATATAGAGATCTCGATTATATAGACAGCAAGAAGGATTAATGATAAGGAACACACCAATGATTCCTAAAAGGATTTATATTAAAGCTTCTCAAAAACTTAATTGCACGCATCCATTCGAGGACATCGTCATCGAAGATGTGTATAAAATCAACCCCGTTGCATATGAATGCGTAGCCCTTTGCCCGATTTGTGGAAGAGCCACGTATATCGATGTATCGAGAAAGGAATACAATCAAATTCGATCAGATGATCTGACCAATCGCACAAATCATCACAATTAAAGGAGTAAAACCATGGTATCAGCAGCTATATTTAGCGAAGAATCCGACAATATTATGGGTTGTGATTGCAAAGCAACCGCCACATTCATCGATGCATTGGTCCAGGATGGGCGAATGAAAATCGTAATGATGTGTGAACGATGCGGACGCATGGTATCCGTATCCGGAGACATTGATACGGTTGCGGATGTTGTTTATAAAGAAACCGTTCGAAAGGATTGAACCCATGGATATTAAGAGCATCAAGAATTTCGGTGGAAAGAACATCGAGAATAAAGCTGATGAACTTTGGGACAAGGTCACGCTTTATATTTACGATCACCCAAAGACATCTGCAGCTATCGCAGCTGGAATCTTCGCAGTTGGTTATCAACTTGGAAAGACGAAAGGCCTCATGCAATTTGCCGAATCGATGGGGCTTTGATATTCGCGAGTTATTCATGCCTTCTAATGAGAACCATATCTTATTAGAAAGGATTTATCATGTTTATCACTCTTGGATCGATCTTCTCTATCATTATCGTGACCACTATCTTCGCGCTCGCCGTTGAAGCTGGTATCCAGGATCGTATCGTTCACAACGATGCATCTTGGTTTGACTGGCTTGGACGCAAGCTGAAGGAGCGTTCCGATGATAAGAAGAAGACCAGAACTGTGAAGTCTAACACGAACCCCACTATTAAGTGAATTCAAAGCTTAAGTCGCACATGCGGCTTAGGCTTTGTCTTTTATATTTTTAACTATAAAGATCAAATTAGAAAGGTAGTCAATCATGACTAAGGCAACCAAGCAAGTCGATAACAACGGACGCGTCAAGTATGTGGTGGAAGATACCCAGGTTATTTGGGCAAACTTCGCAGGCGCTGAAGGACGTTATAATCCTGCTGGACGTCGAAACTTCAATATCATTCTCGATGAGGAATCGGCCAAGTTCCTTACGGATGAAGGATTCAATGTCAAGTTGAAGCAGGCAAAGGATCCTGATGACGATGATATTTGGACGTTGAAGATCAATGTGAACTTCAAGTCTTATTATCCTCCGACCATTTGGAAGAAGAACAACCACGGCACCAAGCAGCTTGATGAGGACCATGTCTCCGAACTTGATACGGCTTGGATCGAACATGTGGATCTGATCTTCAATCCGAATGTTTACGACGATCGTAAGACGGCATATTTGGATACACTTTATGCGACGATCAAGGAAAACGAATTGGAGAATCGTTTCTTCGATGAAGAAGATTCTGCAACCAATACCATGACCTTCCAACGTGTGAAGTCTCTCGAAGATTAATAAAATCTCTAGGAGGGCTTGATCCGTTCAGGCCCTCCTTTTATATTTTAGGAGTTCATTATGGGTTCGTACCATTCTCAAAGCAACCGACCAGGACCACTAAAGGTCATCATCTATTCATGTCTTACTGGCGGTTTATATTTTGTATGGTGGTTTATCAAGACTCTATCCGGAGGTTACAGATGAGTTACACATATACGAATAGACAATTCATGGCGATTCGAGCTGCGGCACGTAAACGCCATGCAGATGTTTGCAAAGCCATGCAGCATGTTGGATTGCGCTATGATACGATGAAAGAGATCAATCCAGACATTGATTCATCGTTCAAGCTTCCGGTTATTTGGCTTGATGAAAGTCGTTCCACTGGAGGATTCGACAATTCCAAAGGCGAAGCGGTCATTCAAGTATATATCGAATGCTGTGATTGCGGTGCTTCTGGATTCATTGATATTCCGGTAAAAGAAATCGACGAGAACATCATTGAAGAACCGCCAGCACCACCGAAGGCTCTGAAGTCTTCGTCTCAAACGTCCAATCGTATGGGCGGACCCAATGTTTCCGAAAAATATATTCAGAATAAAACTAAGTAAGGAGAACCAAATGGCTATTGAATCCAACCCGAATCTGAAGAAGATCTTCATGAAGTTCATCGACATTCCGAAGGGAAGTCATTATGAAGTGAACTTCGTCACTGCTCCGAACATCGATGGATATTTGGCGATTCTGTCGGTCGACAATACTCGAGAAACGCATATTTACCGTTTCTGGCCTTGGGTGCAGCGCGAACAGGTGATTCCTTACGTGGCTGGACAGAAAGCCTTCGACTTGCTCAAGAGGCCTTCCAAAAAGACCTCTGAAGCCACTCCTGTAAAGCGAGTGAAGAATTTCCCCATTCCTAAGCCGGGCAATGAAGGCATTCATATTCACCCCGCTAACGATTCGATCAAATCCACCGAATCCGATGAGATCACCAATGACTAAATGAAATAAGAGGGTTGGTTTATACTAGCCCTCTTATTTTTAACAACTAAGGAGTTAGATCATGGCTGGAGTGACGCTTAGACCATTCCAGGAAGAATGTCTAGCCAACTTGTCATCGGGAAAAGTTCTTACCGTCGGTACAGGCGGAGGAAAGTCTTTGATGGCATTATATTGGTATGTTAGCAAGAATTGCAAGTATAAGAAGTCTCATAACCAAGCGGGCGAATTGTTTCAGCTTAAGAAAGGTTCGCCTGATCTTTATATTATCACGACTGCTAAGAAACGTGATTCAAGGGAATGGGATGGAGAGCTTGCCAGATATGCATTGCACGTTGGAGATAACGGCTCGCATATGGGCTGCGTGCACGTCGTCGTTGATTCGTGGAATAATGTCACGAAATACGTTGATGTGCGGAATGCCGTATTCATATTTGACGAGCAACATGCAATCGGAAGCGGTTCCTGGTCCAAGGCATTCATCAAGATAGCCAAGGCGAACCATTGGATCATATTGTCGGCAACACCTGGTGATGATTGGAGTGATTGGTGCCCCGTGTTCATCGCGGATGGCTTTCACCGAAATCGCACTGAGTTCTTTCGTCGTCATGCAGTATATTCGAGGTACGCTAAATATCCGAGAGTAGAAAAGTGGATCGATACGGATTACCTGGAACGTTGTCGTAAGGCTGTGATGGTCTATCATGATGTTCCGAGAAGCACTGAGCCCATTCCGCATGAAATCACTTGTGGCTATCCAAAAGATATTTACAAAAAAGCCATCAAAGAACGCTGGAATCCTGATACCGAGGAACCGTTTCTCAATGCTTCAGAGCTATGCTTCTATCTAAGAAGGCTTGTGAATACCGATGTAAGTCGCCTAGACTATGCGTTTCATATTTGCAAGGCACACCCAAGGGTGATCATATTCTATTCGCTAAAAGCCGAAATGGAGCAGATTCTCAAGCTTGAGAAACTGACGGGCATCAAAGTCTTCCAGTATAATGGTGATGTGCATGACGATATTCCAACCAAAGGTTCCTGGATCTATGCGGTTCAGTATAATTCGGGGTCCGAGGCATGGAATTGCATTACCACGAATACCATGTTGTATTGGTCTCTGCCATATTCATACAAGCAGATGGTTCAGGCTGCTGGGCGAATTGACAGGCTTAATACGCCTTATAAGGAGTTGCATTATTACTATATGAGATCGTTTGCTCCGATTGACATTAGCATATTACGTGCTCTTAGAAACAAATCCAAGTTCAACGAGCGTGCATTTGTGAAGTCATTCGATAGCAAGAAATCGTAAATAAGAAAGCTACAAAGCCCGAGGCGTATATGCGGCTTGGGCTTTTATTTTATAAAACTGTGCGGTATAGAAAGGCGGTCTTATGTCGAATTCAAAGGAAAAGAAGCCTTATAATCCATATTTGGATGATGAGGCTAAGGAGGCTTTCGAGTTTTTACTACCGGAGCTTGCATCCACAGTCGATCAGTATCTTCCTTCCGCTCCTGGATCCGTAATGTTTGAAACTGGAGCTGGGAACCATTTCATATGGTGTTTCATGGGCCCTAGAACCCGTGATATTTTCGATCAACGATGGAGGCTTGAAATGGTCGGTCGAAAGCATTAAACAGGCTGTAGAATGCCTCTAGAACGCACAAAAAGGGCCTTTAGACGGCCTTTCACATATTTTAGGTATGATTACTCATGCCACTACTTTAAGGAGCTTAGAATGCTGTTATTTTTGTTTGTCATTTTTCTGCTGATCTTGCTGTTTTCGGCAATTGTGTTTGCGGCAAAGGTATTGTGGTACCTGTTTCTGGCGGCTTTGTTTGTTGGTGTCATATCAGCACTCGTATCTTTATTTAAAGATTGAAGGCGAATTTAAATGAAAAACAAATGGACTGAAAACCAACGCTGGTTTTTCGAGCATATTCAAGGAATGGCCTGGTTGTCTACTTTGGTGAGGGAACATCCAAAGATGGCCGATGTGATTCGATCATATTCAGATAGCACGGATCCAAAAGATGCACGATGGCAGATGGTTCCATTGTTCAGCAAGACAACCAATATGAAACATAAAAAGGATCATAAAGATATTTTGTAACCCTTAAAGGGTGGTCAAATAATCATAAAACATAAAGAGAATCGAAAAGGAATAAACCATGAACGCTCAAACCCAGAACTGGCTTGGACACAATATTCGCTTCATTGAAGTGGATGGAGCTTGGTATGCGGTCTTGAAGGATATTTGCGATGCGTTGAATCTGAGGGTCGATAAGGTAAGTCTTCGTATCGATAGTGACGATATGCAGCGAGTATCTGTAGAGCAGAAAGAACATCAGACCCCAGTTAAAGTGGAGTCACATAATTCTGAAGACACTAAGGATGGTCGAGGCCATGCAAAGACCCGTCAGATGATCGTGGTGAATGAGCATGGCATATACCAGGCTTTATTTGCATCACGTAAACTCGAAGCCCGTAAATTCACAAGTTGGGTTTGCGATATTCTTGAAACGATGCGTAAGGTTGCTGGTTTGCAGCCGTATGAGGTGATGCGGATGACGGAACCGGAGGTCCAGGGTCGTATTTATGATGCGATTTTGGATTACTGGTATGATTATGAGAATGATTGCTGGCGTGAATATCGCACAGCCGATGGTGGACAAGTTTTGGATTATGATAGTGAGGAATGATGCAGGAAATCAGGAATCACTATGCGGTCAATAATGATTCGCTGACGGTTTATGGCATTCTAAGAGCCGAACTTCTACAGGCTGGATGTGAGTGTCCAAAAGATACGCCTATATTTTCAGATGCGGCTTTCATGACGAATCTGGACTCAAGACCCATTTGCGATCCTCGCACAGGTGCGTTCTATATTGCCGGAATCTGCAAAGGATGTAGGCGAATCGTTCATAGATGGATTGATTTGAATGATGAAACATGGGACGTAAGGCTCTTTGATGAATCATATTCTCATGAAATCTATGAACGATTCTTCGAAGTGGCAATGGCGACTGGTCGTCGATATTCCAAATGCCGACATCATCTAGGAATCAGTACTATGGTTCATGTCAACGGAAGAGAAGGATTTGCATCGAAAGGATCAGGTTTATATTTCAGGCATCTGGTTGGGTGTTTCAAGTGTAAATTTACGATGGAGATTGAAGTTCCTCAAGGATCGATGCGATCTTTGAAGGACTTTGTGAGATAATCATATTTAAGGAGACATCATGAGTATCGCTCGTATCAATTATAAGATTGACAATCAGTCTAATCCGATGTATCTTGCATTGAGGAAGTCTTTGCGTGAGGCTGGCTGTACGTGTCCGGATTCGATTCCTATATTTTCAGATGCGGCTTTCATGCTTGATTTCGACAATACGGTGATTTGCAGCCCGTTGACTGGACAGTATCGTATGGCTGGGATTTGCAAGCGCTGTAGGAAGATTGGTTATATTTGGTGTGATTTGGATGATCCGTATTTGAATGTGAAGATGTTCAATGAATCGTATGCTAAGAAGATTAGAAAGGAGTTCTTTGAAGAAGCAGCGAGCAGAACGCGCAATTATGCCAGGTGTGATCATCATATTGGATTGAGTGATATGGTGTCTGCCAGGGATAGGGAATCGAAGGTCAGGTACGATGATCAGTATAGGTCGGGGTTATATTTCAGACATCTGGTTGGGTGTTTCAAGTGTAAATTTACGATGGAATGGGAGGTTCCTCAGGATTATTTGAAGAATTTTCCAACATGGAAGACGTGGAATTTTAAGTGATTTTTTCGACCAAATAAGGTTCACTTTCAACCTTATTAAGGTTTAAATCAACCTTATTGAAAATTAAGGTTGAAAGTGAACCGACATTTTTCGAGGTTTCGAAAATTAAGGTTGAAAATCACCTAGTTGAAATTCAACCTTATTTTTGAAATTTTCAAAATAAGGTTCACTTTCAACCTTATTTGGGGTCTTGAAGGGCCCAAAAACGTTGGAATTCCGCCATTCTTGATTAAGGTTGAAAGTGAACCTTAATGTAATGTTTTTTATATATAGGCATAAAAAAATAATAATAAAAAATATATAAAGAGTAATAGTGATTTTTTCACTGCAAGGTTCACTTTCAACCTTAAAAAATTAAGGTTGATTTCAACCTTAATTCCCATCTCAAAGGAAGCGCAATGACCTATCAAATCGTCAAATCGGATCCCGAATCCATATTTCAGCAAACACGCAGATTGATGCCATGCAATTGTCCTTGGACCACTCCAATCGCAATCAATATTCCAAGCATCAATCCGCTCAAGTTGTCGAGTTACGAATTCGATCTTTATAAGGATCATGATTTCATGATGTCCGCTCGATGCATACGTTGCAGACGTCGACTCGATATTTTTGTTCCGATCGATAGAGTCCCAATCGTCAACGATCATGCCAGAGCTTTGATCGCTAAAGGAATGATGACGATTGGTTGCGATCATCAAGAAAAGAATTGGTTTGTCACTGAACCAATCGCTCAGATCCAATCGAACATTAAGCCCGTTTATATTCATGGATCGCCACATTCAATGTATCTCATTTTCTGTAACCATTGTCGTCGAGTCAATAAAGTGTGGTTGCCCGATGACGATATGATCCGATAGGAGTCAATATGAAATTCAAAGAACCGATCGAAGATCAGCCAATTAGAGACATCGAAACCAATCGCATATTTGAAAACCTTGATTGGTTCTGTCTTTGGTATGAGATTCCATACTATGAATGCCTTGATATTTTGAAGGAGAAGAACGGACAGAAGAGTATTTCAATTTATGGACATGCGATTGAGCCTGCTGATGCCAATCATGGAAATCGTAAGCGTGTTCAAATCATCAACCAAAGTGATGGTGCCATATTTGAGTATGATAGTCTTTACGAAGCAGCCGTCAAAAACCATATCAAAGAAGAATCATTAAGATCTGCTATGAATGGAAAAGGCCCATGGGGTAAAAATCTCATCGTAAAGTATATTTGATAAAACTGTGCAGTAATCGCGACGCGTACATTTCCCATAATGGATAGAGAGGAGACATATTTTCTTCGGTGTGTCCTTTTTCTTTTGAAAGGAATACGCTTATGAAACTTGAAAAAGATTTTCAATCCAAATTGATTAAACGACTAAGGTCTGAGATCCCCGACGCAACTGTATTTAAAACAGATCCAACACAGGCGCAGGGATTCCCAGACCTTTTAGTTTTGTCGCATGGTAAGTTCGCAGCGCTTGAAGTCAAGCGAGCTTCTAAATCGAGCCGTCGTCCGAATCAAGGATATTACGTTGACAAGATCAACAAAGAAGACGGTTTCGCATCATTCATTTCTCCCGAGAATGAGGATGAAGTGGTGCAGCAGACCAAATCATATTTCAAAGAGGAGTAGCCATGGTCTTTGTCTTTAACAAGCATACTGATCTCGAAGGTCAGCACGCATATTTGAGTGCGTCGCATCATGTATGGCTCAATTACACTGATGAGCATTTTAAAGAAGTGTATCGAAACCAACTAGCCAAGCAACGCGGAACTGAGCTTCATGCTTTTGCCGAAATGGCGAACCGTTTGGGTATTAAGATGCCTCGAAATCATAAGACAATCAATCAATTCATTAATGACGGCCTTGGGTATGATATGCAAGCCGAGGTTCTGTTATATTACAGTCCATTCTGCTTTGGAACTGCCGATCTCATCGGTTTTGATCCAAAGAAGAAATTCCTTCGTGTGTTTGATCTGAAAACTGGTCAAAAGGATGTCCTTGAATTCGGACAACTTCATATTTATGCAGCTTTATTCTGCCTTGAATATGGATATAATCCTTTGGACCTCACATATGAGTTCAGGCTTTATCAGAATGATGAAGTTCGAATCGATGGCGATCCAAATCCGGAAACCATCAATGATATTTGCGAACAGATCAAACATTTCGATCGTATGGTTATCGAAATGAAGCACGAAGCTAGAGAAAATCGTTCCATTTTATGAATTAACCTAAGGAGTTGACATGGTTGACGAACCATATTTGGCCCACTACGGGACACCGCACGCTGGGTCTACTCCACATTCAGGACGATACAAGTTCGGTACTGGCGATAAGTGGGAAGGTAAGGATCCAACTACCGCTCGCCAGGATATCGTAGGACAGGTTGCTCGACTCAAAGCGCAAGGCATAACTAATTCTACCGATATTGCTAGAGCTTTGAACATGACTACCACGGAGTATCGTGCACGATATTCTGTTGCGTTTAATGCCGAGAAGGCTGCGAATATTCACAAAGCCACACAACTGAAGGATCAGGGATGGTCAAACACTGCCATCGGTCGTGAGATGGGCGTTCCTGAATCTACAGTTCGTGGTTGGCTTAAGCCTGGGGCCGAAGCTCGCCATGATATCGCTACGGATATTGCCTCGAAGCTGGAAGCAACTATCCCGAAGGATGGCGCTGTCGATATTGGTAAAGGTTCTGAACTTTGGCTTGGTACCTCTGCCGATAAACTTAAGGTTGCTACTCAGATGCTGATGGATAAAGGATATTCCGTTCAGTATATTTACGAGAAGCAGCTGACTGGCGGTGTCGGTCAGAAGACTACCATCAAAATGCTTTGCGCCCCTGGCGTCAAGAACGTTGATATTTATAATGATCGATCTAAACTTAAGAGCGTCGCCAAAAACATCGATGATGTTGAGCCTGGCGAATCTCTTGCCATGAAGGCTCCGGTTTCCATTGATGGAAAGCGTGTCAAGGTGGTCTACGCCGAAGACACATTTGCTGGAGCCAAAGGTATTGAACGAGATGGAACGATGTTGATCAATCCCAATGCCGCTGACTTGCGTTTGCCTGAGGGTAAGCGTTATGCTCAGGTTCGAATTGCGGTTGATGGAACGCACTATCTTAAAGGCATGGCCGCTTATGGCGATCCTAAGGATTTTCCAAAGGGCGTTGATATTGCTTTCAATACCAACAAGCATCAGGGAACACCAAAGGGTGATGTTCTTAAGAAGATGGAGAAGAAGAAGGTCGGTGATCAAGAAGTCATCGATGTCGAGAATCCATTCAAAGCATCTGCTCGTCAGTTCTATTACGTTGATCCGAAGACTGGTAAGAAGAAACAGTCTGCTGTTAACGTGGTGAATGAGGAAGGCGATTGGTCTACTTGGTCCAAGTCATTGGCTTCTCAGATGCTTTCGAAGCAATCTCCATCTTTGGCTAGAGAACAGTTGAATGTTAAGCTTGGAATTGCGAAGACTAACTTCGATGAGATTGCAAAACTTAATAATCCGATTGTTAAGAAGAAGCTTCTGGATGAATTCGCAGATGAATGCGATTCCGATGCAGTTTCATTGAAAGCTGCAGCTATGCCTAGGCAACGTTCTCAGGTTATTCTTCCTGTCAACAGCTTGAAGAGTAATGAGATCTATGCGCCGAACTTCCGTGATGGAGAAAGTGTAGTCTTGGTTCGATATCCTCATGGTGGCACATTCGAAATGCCAGCCTTGAAGGTTAATAATCGAAACAAGGAAGGCATTAAGCTTCTTGGTACTTCGCCTAAGGATGCAGTCGGCATTAATGCTAAGATTGCAGAACAGCTTTCAGGTGCAGACTTTGATGGTGATACAGTCCTGGTCATCCCTAATAACAAAGGGAAGATTAAGACAAGTAAGCCATTAGCTGGATTGAAAGACTTTGATCCTAAAGAGAAGTATTCTCTGCCAAAGGACATCAAGAAGGGCGATCCTCGTCTGATCAGTTCTGAAGGTAAGCAGCGAGAGATGGGCAAGATCAGTAATCTTATTACTGACATGACCATCAAAGGTGCCTCTACTGATGACATTGAGAAGGCCGTTCGTCATTCAATGGTCGTGATTGATTCCGAAAAGCACAAGCTGGACTATAAGCAATCGTACAAAGACAACGACATTGCTAGGATCAAAGCTAAGTATCAAGGCGTGAATAGCCTTGGTCAACCTGGTGGTGCCTCGACTCTTATCTCAAGAGCTGGTTCTGTCGAACGAGTTCTTGATCGAAAGCTTCGTCCAACTTGGCAAGGCGGACCAATTGATAAAGAGACTGGTGAGAAAGTCTATGTTAACACTGGGAAGACCCACCGTAAAGCAATCCGGGATAAGAATGGTAATATCACTGGCTATAAAGAAGAAGCTGACATTACCAAATCTACCAAGCTTGCTGAAGCGAAAGATGCTTTCTCACTTTCATCAGGTACTCAGATTGAATCTGTGTATGCTACTTACTCCAATAAGATGAAAGCCTTGGCGAATCAAGCTCGCAAAGAAACTCTTAGTATCGAGTCCTTTAAAGTGGACCCCGCCGCTAAGAAGAAGTATGCTAGCAATGTGAAGTCCATGGTTGCTCAACTTAATGAAGCTAAGAAGAATGCACCGCTTCAACGTAAAGCTGACGTCATTGCTAATCAAAGGTTGAAGACTATTAAGTCAGCACATCCTGAATACGATGCTGATGATCTTAAGAAGATCGGGCAACGAGAACTTCGTAAAGCTCGTGAATCTTTGGGCATCACACGAAAGCAGGTAACTCTAACTGATACTGATTGGGAAGCCATTCAAGCACATGCAGTCAGTGCCAATAGACTATCTGAGATACTTAGGTTTGCTGATCCTGATAGAGTTCGTGAGCTTGCCACTCCTCGTCCTGCTAATACACTTAGCTCGGGACAGAAGTCAAGAGCAAGGACTCTATTGAACAATGGTTACACAACCAATGAAGTAGCAGAAGCCTTGGGTATCTCTGTATCTACATTACTTAAGTACATTGACTAAGGAGGAAGCATGGCTGATCTAACACCACTTGAACAACTATGCTACCAAGATAAGGTCATGTTGACTACTACTGATAATCCTATCAATCCATTCGATGATTGGGATGCTTGGTATAGTGAAGATCTAAGACTTGGTCATGATACATGTGGATATATTGCTCGATTGTTTGTTGATTACGAAGACATGTCTAGTATCTATCAAGCACAAGAGTATGCTCGATGTGTTAGAGAGATCTTTGCTAATGATAATGAAGGTTTGTATACATTAGCCAAGAGACCTGAGCACGCTTTGTCGGATTATTCTAAATAATTATTCGGTTCCCGATCTTTTCTTTTGGATGATTTCCAATCCCACATCATATTAAATATGTTTTAGGATTGGTGACCATCCGGGGGAGGGGTCGGGAGTCGGACATCCCCTCTGGCATCGCGCCTCCCCTCGAAAAAACTCCGCGGGGGATATTTTTAAAACCATTTTTGCCCTCACTATGCTTTGTGGGGCTTTGCACAGGTGCTGTGCGGCGTCGTAAACCCCAAAACTCTCCGAACATGGACCTGAAAAGGTGGAGAGTACTCCTTTCGACACGCCGGATTCTCCACAGTACCTGTGTAAAACCTTGCAAAACCATGTTAAAAGTAATTAGAATAGGAGATGAACCATCATGCCTCGTCGAAAGCGAATTGATGAACCCATCTCTCCACCACTTGTTCCAGCAACTACGCCGGAAGGACGTGAGCAACAGCTGATTGGACTTGCCATGGACTTAGTGGAGAAGCGACTTCGTGAAGGAACCGCTTCGTCGGCAGAGACCGTACACTTTTTAAAGATGGGATCTAGTCGAAACAAACTAGAAACTGCAAAACTTCAGCATGAAGACAAACTTATCGAAGCTAAGACAAAGGCCGTGGCTAATATGGAAGATACTCGAAAGCTTATGAATGAAGCTCTTGAGGCAATGAAAAGCTACAAAGGCATTACATCGGAGACGGGAGATGATTATGATGTTGAATGATAAAGACATTAGGAGTTATGTCTATCAAGATGAACTTATTTCTCCATTCAACAAACAGCATCTTCAGCCAGCAAGTTATGATGTTACCTTGGATCAGTATCTTGTGACTTTTGAATCCACGGATGATGGTTCCTACATTGATGGATCGACAAGGGAATACGTTGATGTACGTACCAGGAGCCACAAGATTAAAGAGAAAGAATTTTTACTTCAACCTGGTGATTTTATTCTTGGATCTACTATCGAAAAAGTACAGATCCCTGACAACATAGCTGCCAGGTTTGAAGGAAAATCATCCCTTGGTCGAATTGGTCTATCGACTCATGTAACTGCTGGATTCATTGATCCTGGATTTCGAGGTAACATTACTCTTGAAATTCACAACGTGAATCGAGTTCCAATTAAGCTTCGTTATGGAATGCGAATCGGTCAGCTTTGTTTCTTTAAGCTTGGATCTGTATCTGAAAGAAGTTATGGTTCTTTGGAACTTGGTTCGCACTATCAAGATCAAACCGGTGTTACTGAGGCTCGAGGATGACTGATCGAATCAGAACTTATAATGAAATGATTCAGTATTCGACTTTCATCGATCGATTTCATTATTTGAAACTCAATGGTAAAACTGGAATGCCAACATTCGGTCATGAGCGATGGATGAATCAGAGGTTCTATCGTTCTTCTGAATGGAAGCGAATTAGAGATTTTGTGATCACTCGCGATCAAGGCTTCGATCTTGGATGTTCCGATCGTCCGATAGCTGGAAAGATCATGATTCATCATATGGTTCCATTGACTCCAGAAATTATCGAACATTCAGAAGAAGTAATGTTAGATCCGAATTATTTGATCAGTTGCTCGTTGACTACTCACAATGCCATTCACTTTGGTGATGAGAGCAGAGTGAAAATGTTTGAGGAACGTAAACCCGGAGATACTTGTCCCTGGAAATAGAAAGGAGGCTACATGGCGACCTCTGATAGTATTCTCATTTCTACTAAAAAGATTTGCGGAATTGCTGAAGATTACGATGCCTTTGATACTGATATTATCACTTTCATCAATTCTGCATTTTTCACATTGCATCAATTGGGAGTTGGTCCGACTTCTGGTTTTTCCATCACAGATGATAAAACCTCATGGTCTGATTATTCTTCCGATCAAAAAGTGATTGATGCAGTCAAACCTTATATTTTCTTTAAAGTTCGTATTGGATTTGATCCTCCAACGTCATCATATGTATTGACTTCTATGGAAAATCAAATTAAAGAACTCGAATGGAGATTGAATGTTTTAGCGGAAGGAAGCTTCGATGGATAACATGCAAGAAGACTATCTTGAACATTGGGGCGTTAAAGGCATGAGATGGGGCTTCCGAAAGAAGCGAAAGGAATCTAAAAGTAGTTCCAATGAATCTCATGGACTGACACGTTCTATTTCTGAAGATCAGGATCGATATAATAAATCGTCCCGTAAGAAATATTATGAGATGTCCAATAAGGAACTACAAGACTATATCAATCGTAGAAACCTTTTGGATCAATATTCCAAGATGCAGAAGCAAGATGCTCTTGCCAGCCGAAGCATTGGTAAGAAGTTCGCCGATGAAGCACTAAAGGTTTCTAAAGAAGCAGCCATCAGTGCCGGCAAGGAAATATTAACAAATGCTATTAAAACTCAGATCAAGAGTAGCGTTTCCAATGCTATGGCGAGGTCAAAGCAAAAATGACATTATCCAACACTGCTACTCCTAAATACTATGGTATTTTTAGGGATAAGGTTCTTCGTGGCGAGATTCCAGTATGCCATGAAATCGAAATGGAAATGAACCGGATCGATGAGCGTATTGCTAATCCAGGAATCTACTATGATGAAAATGCAGTGGAGGGTTGGATTAGATTCTGCGAACAGGAATTGGTGCTGACTGATGGTTCGGATCTTCATTTGCTTGATTCGTTCAAGCTTTGGGGTGAAGAGATATTTGGTTGGTATTATTACGTTGATCGCTCGGTTTATGAGCCTGGTCCAGATGGAGTTCATGGTCATTATACAACCAAGCGCGTTCTCAAACGATTGATTAATAAGCAATATTTGATTGTTTCTCGAGGAAACGCTAAATCGATCTATGACACATGTCTTCAGGCTTTTGTTCATTGCATGGATAATTCCACAACAAATCAGATCGTGGTTGCTCCTACAATGAAACAGGCTGAAGAAATTATGGGTCCTTATCGGACTGCCATCGTTCGAGCTCGAGGACCTTTGTTTAAATTCCTTACACTTGGAAAGATGCCGGGACTTTCAGGCGGTCAACTTGACATGCAGCAGAAATTGGCATCTACTAAGAAAGGTATTGAAAACTATTTAACCAATAGTCTTGTTGAGATTCGACCTATGTCGATTGATAAGCTCCAAGGTCTTAGGCCTAAGTTAAGCACCGTTGATGAATGGCTTTCTGGTGATACTCGAGAAGACGTTGTTGGCGCAATCGAGCAGGGTGCTTCTAAGGAGCAGTCTGATAATGCTGATAACGATTGGCTGATTGTGGCGACTTCTTCCGAAGGCACCGTTCGAAATTCAGTTGGTGATACTATCAAGATGGAATTAATGTCTATCTTGAAAGGTGAGTACGTGGCGCCGCATGTGTCGATATTCTATTATCGCCAAGATGATATCAAAGAGATTAATGATCCTTCCACATGGATGAAGTCAAATCCTAACATCGGCGTAACTGTTTCCTATGAAACAATTCAGAATGATGTTGAAAGAGCGGAACGAGTCCCAGCAACAAGAAATGATATTTTGGCAAAACGATTTGGTATTCCTATGGAAGGCTATACTTACTTCTTCACTTATGAAGAAACCTTGCCTCAACGTAAGCGCGAGTTCTGGGGACTTCCTTGCGCTCTTGGTGCCGATCTTTCTCAAGGTGACGATTTCTGTTCTTTTACTTTCATGTTTCCGCTTGCAGATGAATCTTTTGGTGTGAAGACTTTGAATTATATTTCGGAGTATACATTAACGAAACTTCCTTCTGCAGCAAGATCCAAGTATGATGAGTTTATACGAGAAGGTTCGCTTCATGTAATGGAAGGAACCGTTCTTGATATGGAGCTTGTATACGACGATCTTGATCAGCACATTGCCGATGCCCAATACGATGTTCGATGCTTTGGATATGATCCTTACAATGCTAAGGGTTTTGTTGAGCGTTGGAGTCGTGAGAATGGAGACTTTGGCATAGTAAAAGTTATTCAGGGATCTAAAACTGAATCAGTTCCTCTTGGAGAGCTTAAGAAGCTTGCTGAGCAGAAGAAGCTCATATTTGACGAGGAACTCATGTCTTTTACGATGGGCAATTGTATAACACTTGAAGACAGTAATGGCAATAGGAAGTTATATAAAGCTCGTCGTGAAGACAAGATTGATGCTGTTGCTGCAATGCTCGATGCATTCGTAGCTTATAAACTCAATCGCGATAGTTTTGAGTAAGGAGGCGCTATGACTGAATTTACTCAGAAACAAAGAGCTGCTCTTTCTGAAAAGAAAGAAGCCATGCCTGATGGTAGTTTTCCAATTAGAAATGTAAAAGATCTTAAAAATGCCATTGCTTCTTATGGTCGATCTAAAGATCCAGAAGCTGCTAAAGCTTGGATCAAGAAAAGAGCCAAAGAACTCAATGCTATTGATCAATTACCTTCTAATTGGATTGAACATTCTTACAAGGAGGATTGTATGCCTGGTTACTCAGAAGATTACCTCGAACACTATGGCATTCTTGGAATGAAATGGGGTCGTAGAAAGAAATATGGTCGAAAGCCTGATAGTGTTATTCCCAAAGGAAGCGATATATATAGAGTAAGTTTGAGCTCTAATGATCCGACTTATGATAATAAGAAATATGTGAGCACTAACAAATCTGATCATAAAAAATGGAAAAAATATCTAGGTAAAGGTTATGCGGCAAGAGGCCGAAAAACTTATGATGTGCAATATAAAACGACTAAACCTATAAAAGTAATGTCGTCCAAGCAAAGTGGTAAGCATTTCGAAAAAATGCTTCTTGATAAAAATTTTCATAAGCAAGCATTACCAGATACCATTAATTCGTTAACAAAACTTAACGCTCCTTCTAAAGCTTATGATGATTCTGCTGAACAGATTTCATACAATATGGCACTTCAAACTAAAACAGGTAAGGCATTTATCAAGTCTGTCCAAAAACTTGGATATGATGCAATTGCCGATACTCATGGTCGAAATACATCCAAAGATCCATTGATTATTTTGGATCCTGATAAAAATTTACGCAAAGTAAAAGTGAAAGATTTGATGGGCTAAATATCAAGGAGGCTTCAAAATGGCAATCATTTCGACACGATTGTCTAGTTTTTGGAATGCCTTCGTTAAATCGCCGACTGAGTTTTCGCCTCAGAGTTTCCAAGGACAAAGCTATTCGATCAACCCCGATCGATCAGTTTTAGTTGGCGGATCTCAGAGGTCTATTGTTGGTGCGTTATATAATCGAATCGCTATCGATACTGCTGCTATTGACATTCGACATTGTCGAGTTAATGATAACAATCAGTATTTGGAGAAGATTGACTCTTCTTTGAATCGTTGTCTTACTCAGGCTGCTAATATCGATCAAACGGCAAGACAATTCATTCAAGATGTTGTTGTAACTATGTGTGATGATGGAGTCGCTGCTATTGTTCCTGTTGATATCAGTGAAAACAACCCAACAAGCGCGACCGCTACGAATATCAAAACGCTCAGAGTCGGACGGATCAAAGAATGGATGCCACGTCATATTCGAGTAGATCTATATAACGATTGCACCGGCAAACGAGAAGAACTTATAATGCCTAAAGAATGGGTCGCTATCATTGAGAATCCGTTATATTCAGTAATGAATGAACCGAATTCCACGATTCAGCGACTTCTTCGAAAATTAGCCCAGCTTGATGCTATTGACGAACAGTCCAGTCAAGGTAAGTTAGATTTAATCATTCAACTTCCTTATACAATTCGAACCGATGCCCGTAGAGCTGAGGCTGAGAGGCGAAGGGCTGATATTGAAAAGCAGCTGGCCGGATCTAAATATGGCATTGCTTATGCTGATGGAACCGAAAGAGTTATTCAGCTTAATCGTTCTCTAGAGAATAATCTATTGGAGCAGATTAAGTATCTAACCAACATGGCCTATGGTCAACTTGGTGTTTCGGAAGCAGTTGTCAATGGAACAGCTGGTGAAGAAGAGATGCTCAACTATTACAATAGAACTCTTGAGCCGATTATCGCAGCCGTTTGCGATTCAATGAAGGTGAAGTTCTTGAGTCAAACTGCCATCACTCAAGGACAGACAATCAAATATTTTAGAGATCCATTCAAACTCGTTCCTGTGAATCAGTTGGCTGATATCGCCGATAAATTCACTAGAAATGAGATTATGACCTCTAATGAAATTCGAGGGGTTATGGGCTATATTAAGGCCGATGATCCCGGAGCCGATCAGTTGCGCAATAAAAACATGCCTACTTCTGATACAGGCCCTCAAATTAATAATGGTGATGTTTCTACAAGTTCAAATCAGCAAGTTAACGTTGATCAGAATGAAGAAGCGGATCCAACTTTAAGTAATGACAATCAGACAGAAGGAGCGTCTAGTCATGAAGAGTGACTTTAGTGGCTACGCAACTAAGAATGATATTCGCTGCTCTGATGGTCGTGTGATTCGCCATGGAGCTTTCGCCGATATGGATGGCGTTACCGTTCCACTGGTTTATCAGCACGATCATAATGATCCGACTAATATTCTTGGCCATGCGTTGCTTGAAAATCGTGATGATGGAGTTTATGCATATGGATTCCTGAATCATTCTGAAAAAGGCGAAGCCATGCGTGAGGCAATTGCTCATGGCGATATTAATGCCATGTCCATTTACGCCAATCGTCTTCAGCAGAATGGCCCCGACGTTGTTCACGGAACCATTCGCGAGGTGAGCCTTGTAGTCGCTGGCGCAAATCCTGGAGCGCTTATTGATAATGTGACTATCGCGCATGGTGATGGCTTTGAGGAAAACCCCGAAGAGGCTGTCATCTATACCGATGAAGGCGATGCCGATTTCGCACATGGCGATGACGCTGAAGATCCTTCGGATGTCTTCGAAGGTATTCCTACCGATGAAGAGATTGAAGAACTGGAACATGCCGATGCTTCTGATGGCTCTGACGACTCTGACGACTCTGACGATTTCATGAGCCAGAATATTGGTGATGTCATTAATTCGATGAATGAGAATCAGAAAGCCGTTTTGTATTCTTTAGTAGGAATGGCTGTCAATGATTCCGTTCAGCATTCTGATGATTCTGATGATTCTGATGATTCTGATGATTCTGATGATTCTGATGATTCTGATGATTCTGGAGAAACCGTTGAAGATGTCATCAACAGCATGACTCAGGAACAAAAAGATGTGATGTATGGGCTGATTGGTCTGGCAATGAACCAGAAGAACGCTAATGCATCCGATAGCAAATCTACTCAAAATGACAAGAAGACCGTCGAACATTCGGCGGAGGAAGGTGAAGACATGAACGTCTTTGATCAGAACAATTCCGCCATCGATCCTAAGGCCGATGAGCTTATTCATTCCGAGGAAGCACAGAAGCAGTTCTTCTCGGAAATTCAGAACGATAACTCCGGTCGTTCTTTCTATAAGCGTGCCATTGCTCATGCTCAGAGCTACGGCATCCAGAATATCGATGTCCTTTTCCCGGATGCTAAGTCTGTTCGTAATGAACCGGATATTTACAAGCGCGATACCGCTTGGGTCGCTGGTGTTCTTTCGGGTACCAGCCACACTCCGTTCTCTCGTATCAAGTCCGCTTATGTCGATGTGACTTCCGATGAGGCTCGTGCTAAGGGCTTTACCCTGGATCGTAACAACAACAAGCGTAAGATCGATGAAGTCGTGAAGGCTGCCAAGCGACAGACCACTCCGACCACTGTTTACAAGAAGCAGCGTTTGGATCGCGATGATGTTCTCGACATCACTGAGTTCAATGTCGTCAACTGGATGATGCGTGAAATGCGTATCATGCTGGATGAGGAAATTGCTCGTGCGATCCTTATTGGTGATGGGCGTGATGCCTCTGCCGAGGACCATATCAATGAAGAGTCTATTCGACCGATTGTGTCTGATGATGATCTTTATGTGCTGCGCACCACCCTTGATGCCAATGCAACTAACATTCAGATCGTTGATGGAATCCTGACCGCTTTGAAGGACTATCGTGGCTCCGGTCAGCCGGTTGCTTATATGGCTCCATCTTTGCGTCGTCAGCTTCTGGTTGAGCGTGATCAGATGGGTCGTCGTCTTTATGATTCTGATGCACAGCTTGCGACTGAAATGAGTGTTGCCGGCATTGTCGAGGTTCCACTGCTGGAGAACTTCGAGGTCACTGAGTCTGATGGTTCTACCAAGGACGAAGTTAAGGCCATTATTGTCAATCTGAAGGACTACACTGTCGGTACCGATCGTGGTGGTGATATCACCTCCTTTACCGATTTCGATATCGATTATAACCAGCACAAGTATTTGATGGAAACTCGTCTGTCTGGCGCTTTGACCCTTCCGAAGTCTGCTCTGGTTGTTTCGGTAAAAAAAGCGTGACGCCTCCCACTGACGCTGTCAAGGTGACGGGTATCACTCTTGGACCTGACGCCCCCAGTGTGGAGGCCGGAAAGACTGTTCAGTTGACTACGGCAGTTGCACCAGATAACGCCACGGATAAGTCCGTAACGTATGCTTCTAAGAATGAAGCTGTCGCAACCGTTTCCGACACCGGTCTTGTGACTGGCGTCAA